GCCCTTGCGGGCTTAACGCTTCTATAACTCATCCTAGGAATTAATTCCATAGGAGTGACCCGAACATATTTTATCCCTGTTCAAGTCCATTCGATTGAGGAGTATTCTGTGTAACATTAGGTTCATTACTTAATTCTGCATAGACATCAAGAATTAGTTTGGATAAGTATTCATTACTCGCCTTTCTGGGAGTAGAGAAATAACTTTTCAAACTCACTATTGGTAAGTACTCAACAGGAGCCACGTCTGGACTTTGTATATCCCAGATTGTCGATAGCGTATCGCTAAGGTCCATTCCAGTTTGATTTACAGCCCATACAATTGGGTGAAGCATTAGATTGTTACTTTGGTAGCGTTCTAATCCAAGTGCCTTTACACTATAAGGTAGCGAAGATCCTATGTAATACGTTTCTAAACTCCTATTGGAGCCTAAGATCCGATCCATAGTTTCTGTTTTTAACAGTAAGTTCTGATGACGTCTCTCGAGTATCAATTCTGATACTCTAGAACGTTCGACCAGACGAGGTGAAGTTAACCCGAATTTAAAGGGTGTTTCACAGTCTGATCTAAGTCACAACATAAAGTTAAAGACGGTCCTTTCTTTCGTACTGAGGAAGGGATACACACCATAGTGTCGTATATCTTGTCTAATGAAATCTCTTTCATACATTATATCAACTAAATCTAGCATGAATTTCATACTGTTTTTATTTAATATATTGTATTTAATTGATGACATTTCTTCCCCTCTTAGAGAGAGCCTTTTGGTGAACTCTATTTGGGAATTCTTTGAATCTCCAATAACTGATTTAGTAAGGTTGATATTTATTTTAAAAACCTCAACTATCAGATACTGGTATTCATCAGCAACTTCTTTATTAAAGATCACCAAATCATCACCCAATAACCTATAATCTTTGAAGAATTTGATCGGGTTCAAACCCTTTCTTTTTCTACATCGATAATATGCGTATTGAACGATATCATGGTGTCACAAAGAGAATGATGGAAATGAGGATAGTAAGCCTAATGGCTGTCCTACCGATCATCTCAATCACTCTTTTGTATTTTTAACATAGAAGGACCGATCCGTCATTACTGAATATCAAGCATCACCTAAAGTTTGATTCCACATCAATTCTAATCTATATTTCTGCATAATTGCAGGAATTCGATCAGAAGCTGCTGTAAGA